TTGGCTCATTCCCACAAATTGACTTGATGTAATTGCTAATTTAGGCAAAATGCCGTCAGGCCCTGCGCCAGGATTCATTATTTCAGGTATATCTTCAAACTCTCTTTGAGAAAATGAGCTAGTTACATTTAAAGCAGAATCAACTAAATGCGTTGCAGCGTCAAAACTAGAGCCAAAATCATCAGCTAAAACTTCAAAACCGCTTTTATCTTTGTTTTTGTTTAGATTTCTTTCGTTTTGTTGTCTTATGTGTTCTTCAAACTCTTTTGAATTCAAAAATTCCTCTGAAGATTTAGCCATAGTTATTGTCCTATCATTTGATTATATTCGTTTTCGGATAAATTCATAAAATCAACGGCCTTGCCATTAAAAGTATAAACATATTCTTTTGTATCTGGATTGTATATATAATTCCTAGAATCTCTATATTTTTCGTCAGATGATCTTAAAATGTCAGCAGATTCTTTAGGTAAAGAAGTCCAGCCTTTAGCTATTCTGTATTGTTTTCTATAATCCTCAAAACTAGCTTTTGTACCTTTTCCGTCTACTGTAATTGCATTGACAAAATTAGCACCTGGTAAAGCTGCATATCTTGTTGCTGCTTCAGCGTCCAATACTTTTCCTCTAGCTTCGTTTGCAGCTAAAGAAACAGCAAACTGGAAGCTTGGTTTAATATCTTCTACATTACCAGGGGTAATTCCTACGATAAAATCTCTTTCTCCGTCTGAGATTGCTCCAGGGAACACCGATAGACCTGCTGCTGCTACTTCGCCATGTATTTTTTGTAATGTGGTTAAAGTTATATCCTTACCAGTATCAATATCTTTTAGCCCAAGTATATCTAAAAACTGGTTAATCTCTTGTCTAAAACCAGCAAACGATCCAAAACTATCAGGTTTTAATAATTCTCCTAATTGTTGCATTCTTCCATAATTTTCTACAGTCATTGCTGCTGCATTACCATCTTGTTGTGTTTTAGTAAAAATTTTAGCACCTTCTTGTCCAACGCCTTTTTCAAATTCAGTTTGACCTGCTGGGAAAAGAGGGGCTTTAGGTTGAAAAGCTGCTCCTAGTTGTAGTCCTTCTGAAGCTCCTTGGGCAAAATTAGTAGTAAAACCTTTTTCTGCGCTTGTAGGGCCTAATGATCTTAAACCACCCATAACCAAGGCTAGATTAATAACATCTTTAGACAGTCCTTTGCCGCCTAATATACCGCTTTGTTGTCCACGGCCTTGTAGTAGTATGGCTGCTTTTTGTTCATCTGTTAAATCTTGCATAATTTTCTCCTAGTAACGGCCTAATAAGCCCATTGGTTGCATTGGTTGCATTGGTTGTGGTTGCATTTGCATTATTCTTAATCTTTCTTGGTCTGAAATTTGACCTGAAATTGGTTGCATTGGCTGCATTGGTGGTTGCATTCCGCCTAATAATCCTTCTAGTCTAACATCTGGTTGATTCCTAGGAGTCATTTCGTAAGGATTGTTGAATTGTTGCATAGGTGCATTTTGAATTACCCTTTGCTGTGGCATTGGAGGGCTTTCAAGATTACCTCTATCAAATATGTTTTTTAAAAACTCAAGACCAAGCTTGTTTTCTAAAATTCCTCCGCTAACTGCCCCTTGAGCTACTCCTTGCACAGGATTGTTAAAATCAATACCAGGTGAGCTAGACAAGGCTTGTTGAGCAGGTAGACTAGACAAAGCATTTTGTATAGCATCTCCGCCTGTTACTGCCCCAAATACTTGATTAGCAGGACTCATTTGCGCAGCTTTTGCTGCTGGGCTTACTTGCGCTGCCATTCCAAGCGGTGATCCCACTATTCTTGCTAAATCAAAACTTCCTAAAAACATAATATATCTCCTTTAAATTAACCAAGTAAACTTGCCAATGCTAATGTTCCAGCTATCCATGGATTCATGTATGCTGATGCACCAGCGTTACCAGCCGACAATGAACCAGCCGTTGCAGCTTGTGTACTAGCTGCAAAACCGGCACCTAATGCTCCACTACTTAGCGCACCATAAGTACCAAGTCCTACCGCTGCTCCACCTAAAGCTTTTTGCCCAAAGCTTGGCTCTCCTCCTTCAACACTAGAACTTGTGCCACCAGGTATAACCGAGTTATTAACAACTTGACTAAAATTTTGTAACCTAGCTAAAGGCTCTTGTTGTCCAAACTCAAACCTTTGCCTTTCTTCATCAATTCCTTGTTGTATTCTTGCTTGTTGAAGACCACCTATACTGCTTAAAGTGGTGTCAGGCATTGTAATGTCCCTCATAGTGCCTGGAGCTTGTTGTAAAGCCAATAATTGCCTTTTAGCAGCGTCTGAATATGCTGTAGAATACATTTGATTACCAATATCCCCAGCTTTATTCATATAATCTCTAATAACTTGAGATTCTGCTATACCTTGTCTACTTCCACCTAGTTGACCTGCTTTTGTAGCACCCCTTCTTGTTTGTTGTAATAGGTCTTGTGCTTGTTGATACAAAGGTCTAGTAACTCCTTGAACAGCTCCTGCTAAATAAGGATCATTAGCAATGCTTTGAGTTCCGCCTAGCTGAAAGCCTATGGCTGGGTCTAGCTGACTAGAGATGTTTTGTTGTCTTCCTTGAGCAATCGCTCTAATATTAGCTTCTGCGTTAATTTGGTCATCAGTTAACCCAGCAGACAAAATACCTGGATAAAACTCTTGCGGAGTGTCCATGTAGTTTTGCGCCTGTGCGTATGCTTCTTTTAAATAAGGTTGTTGCCCTTCCCATGGATCTGATTTTTGGATCGTGTTCGTGCTTGTTCCTTTTCCCATAATATACCTCTAATGTATCGTTGTAAGTTCCTTGATGAGAACTGTGTATGCGTTTTCATACCCAAATCTCTCTAATTTTTTTGCAAATCCTTTCCTGCAACAGGTTTCCATGGCCACACAACCTTTTTCTAAAGCCCATGCTTCTAAGGTTTCAAGCCAGTCTGCTACCCATATATCTAAATCTTTTCCACCCAATGTAACTATTCTGCACATAGTTTTTTGAGGATATTCAACAATTTCAGTAGTTAAAACAGATATAATTTCTTTTTCATCGTTAAAAATAATCCATAGCTGCATACGAGCTTGGGATAACTTTGCATAAATGTCCATAACAGACATTTCATCTCTGCTTTTATCATTTCCCATTTCAATATAAGGTTCGCACTCTAGCCAAACTTCATCAATTCTTTCCGATGGTATTCCTGATATATATAAACTCACCCTAATTTTACCCAGTTTCCTGCTGCATTTCTAAAGTAAACTCCTTCACCAGCTCCTGGATTAAAGTTTGTACCATCTCCGTACACTATATCTCCTTGTTTTATTCTACTTGGAGCTACATTTTTAACCTCTATAAAGTTTGTAGAATTTTCTTCCAAAGCTCCTTGTATTCTTTGAAACTCTTGTAATAGATATTGGGGTAAATCTTCAGGATTATCAGGTACTGGATTAGGTGTATATTTAGGTGCTTGTGCCATTTATCGTTCTCCTATTACCTCATATTCTATATCATATCCGTTTAATTCAAAAGTTGTAGCTGTTGTGTTTTGAAACTTAATAGCTATATATTTACCTGTGGCTCTAGCATCTACTTTGTTTTGTGTATCAGGATTTATAGTTTGTTGTGTTTTGTAAGTATATGTACCATCAGGGGTCATAGAACTTCCTACAAATACTTCAGCAGTTCCTGTGCTAGAAAATCTTGGGGTAATCTTTCTTACCTGTTTTACTGTATTAGTATTACCATCAAGGGTTAATCCTTTTCTTTCTAAGATCATGGTAAAGTTATCTCCAGCAAAATCAAAACCATTATCTCCTCTATATAACTTGGTATCTCCTGTGCTAGACATTAGTATGCTAGTTTCTGTTGGGTTAAAGTTTCTTTGCCCCCAGTTCTCAGTAGTGCTATACGCTATCCAACTCTGAGATTGTCCAGACCATACAACTGCCGATGTTCCAGGATTTACTATTCCCAAAGCTATATGTAAAATATCAGGTAAATCTCTAAAACTAAAAGCGTTAAGTTGATAATTCCAAATCAATGCTTTGTTACAATAAGTTGAACCTACTGTTGGGTAAGATACCCATATTTCATTCTTTTGTGTATTATGGGTTACAAATATATTGGCATAATTAGTGCTGTCAATTTCTTCAAATAAAGTTCTTTTAACTATTGTACTTGCAACAGAATCTTTAGATACTCCGTTATGGACAATTAAATCACCATTAGTTACAACAAAATGTTTACCATTAAATTCTGCTACACAGTTTCTTGATAAAGCTCCTGAGTCATCAAATAGCTTCTTAATGTCAAATACCAAATTACCACCAGTAAAAGTCATTATGTAAGTGCTGTTTTCTTTATATATTATAAAAGATTGTTTTAACGAAAAGCCGTCTACAATAAATTCACCTGCATCTCCTACTGTTGCTGAACCTGCATCGTTTGTAGCTGAAGCTGTCCAAGAACTAGGTAGTGTAAGGTTTTCTGCTGCATCTCCCCATCTAACTTTATTAGGAAGATT